TCCATATGTTTTACACGTCTAGTTTAGCTTGTTTTGGTAAATAATTCAACTCACGAAAATCCATCTCGATCTTATCTTTCAATGACTTGTTGATAAGCGATGATACATCCGCAGGTTCCAGAAAGTTTTCTTTACAGTAATAAAGAACAGCATCCATGTAATTAAGACGTTTATCTCGAACGATTGATTCAATATGTAGAGAGAATTCGTTGGCTGTCTTAAACATTGGCTTGTCGCTGTATGTAGTAGTTAGTGTTTCTAATTTCTTGACAAAGTTGTCCATATTCTTTATGCTTTTGTTTGTAGAGTTTCCAGATAGGAGTATCGGTACGTTCTGGATCCATCTTACGTTCAAATTTGTCTAAGAACATAGTGAAGAATTTATCCATCTTCATGCGCTCAGAGAGCAGGGTATTGTATTTAGTAATCAAGTCCATATCCATATTATACTCCAGTTTATATTGCAAGGCAAGGTTTATTTTAAATTCATAATATGAGAGAGAACGATCTTGGACTCTTCATAATCAGACATAGCTAAGGCTTCTTCGATATAATCTTCTGCCTTCTTTTGGATACGTTCTCGTCGAGACATTCTAGTTTGTCTTTGAATTTCTTCCAATAAGAATGCATCTAAGCGATCCATATCAGAATCCTGTACATATACATTCTGCCAAGTACCATCTGGCATTAGGCGAATCTTTAGAAGTTTTTTCGGTTCCATTAGCCTCTCCTCATTGTTGCAATATCGTGAGCTTCTTCATCACTAAACACTGGTACAGCATTACTTTTATGCATTGTACCAATACCTTTAATCTTATCGCCTGTATAGACTGGATTGGGACGCCAGCTGGCATTACCACCAGCGGTAGAACGACTCGGCAGCTTAGGGGTCTCCCGACCAGCAGGTATGCCAAGTGAGTATGAAAGACCAGCATCCTTAGCGACTGCTAGAGGCTTCTTTGGTTCATACTTCTTAAGAAGGTCAGCCCATGATTTATCTAACTCACGTTGTTTAGCATTTGGTTTACGTTTCTTGGACTTCATTGGAGTGGTGTGGTAAATCATACTACAAAACCTGTCGTGTCTTTCTTAGCTTTACCCTTAGCCTTCAAGCCAACGATAACACCCTTTGGATCGAGGAAACGCAAGTCTGTTTCATCGCCATTGATAACTTCACGACCAAGATAAGTGTCTGGCACGTTGTGGAAAACTGCAGCCACGTTCATGCCATTGGAAAGAGCGATACGCACATCCATGTCGTTGCCATCTGCCTTACTAAAAGTCAGGTGATAGTTGGGGATGTGTTTGACTTTACGATTGTTGATCTTAGTGTAGTCATAGAACTGAACATCTGGAAACATCTGGAAAATGTTCTTACCTTCAGCAACTTCGTACTTTTCCCATGCTAAGTCAGAAGTGCCATTAAGACGAAACACTGGAATCAAACTTTGCTTCTCAGCCTTCTTGATTGTCTTGACAATCTCAACAGTCAACTCATTGAGAAACTCTTGACGATTATCGAAAAATGCCTTAGTCTTACGGATACGTGCTTGTTGAATCACATTGGTAGATTCACCCTTCTTGAAGATACCACCACGACCAGCAGTGTTCAAGCAAGCAGCTGTACAACCTGCAGTACGCTTTGGACAGACTTCTTTACCAGACAAGTCAGCTGGAGCGAAGTGAAGGACAGAAGACAAATAACCCTTCTTAGTACCTTTGAGCAGCTTTGGGTTTCCAACAGTCAGTAGAGTCATTTCACGTCCTTTTCTCGATTCATTAGATATATTATCGCTGAATCTTGGATTAAAGACAACAACTTTCTGGAGACACCGTAACTTGTTGATTCTACAAGGAAAAATACCCCTCAGAACTTGAGGGGTATAGGTTGGAAAACGAAAGGTTTACTTTTTTACGGTTACAGCGTAAGCGATACAGATGTTATCATGAGAGTTGCCGTATGCACATCGAACTGCGAGTGGATCGATACCCTTTGCTACAGCAGTCGCAATGTTATTTTCCATTGACTTTAGAGCAGAGTAGTGGTAGAAAGTCACAGCCCCAACAATAGACAACACTCCGATCAAAACTGATAGTGTCCAAACATTATTATTCATAGTGAATTCTTTAAGAAAGTTCCTTAACGTCATCGCAGATTCCTAACTTTTTAGCTTCGGCTGGACTCAACCAAATATCCTGTGGTGGCAAGAGCACGTCCCGAATTTGTTTTTCTGAAAGACCAGTACACTTTTTATAGTGAGCAGTCATCTTCTTGGTGGTAAGATCGAATTCCTTAACAGTTGCGAACAATTCGTGTTCTTTACCAAAAGCACCCCATGAGTACTGATGCGAAAGAATAGAAGTGTTCGGTGTCAAGATACGCATACCCTTGTCACCAGCGATGAAAATCATAAGTCCCGCAGAAGCAATTTGGCCAAGACCAATTGTTCGTACTGGAATAGAAGAACCACGCATAACGTCAATCAACGCAAACGCAGCATTCAAGTCACCACCTGGAGATGTAATAATCAAGTTCAACAACTCTGGTTTTTCTTCGCCAAAGTTTGCTTCAAAGATCCACTCAACAGCACCCTTAACTGTATTGAGTGAAATTTCTTCCATCATCAGGTAGAACGCATGTTTAGAGCTTTCTTCCTTCAATTGAAGATTCATTTTTTGCATCATGTTATTTTTCGCTTTCTTTATAAAATATGTGTCTACCGATAACAGTAGTTTTTTCTAGACCACGCCAACGAGGGTTAACGTAATCAGCATGATAAAACAGAGCACCGTTAGTGATGTCTGGTGTAGTTTCGTAATTAGCGAAAACTCGAAGAGCAGTTTGCATGGCTTGTTCGTAAACTGTCTCATTCTTTGCAGCTATCTTATGTTGGCAGAACCAAGAGAACTGACAAGTTGATCTTACTCTTTGTTTCACTACAGAGCAAATATCTTTTGGATACCGTGGGTCTTGCAGACGATTAAATGTTACCATGGCCACTGCAACTTTACCAGCTTCTGGTTCAAAACCAGCCTCATGATAAATGTTGTCTGCAAGGCATTTCACTTGATGCTGCGACTCTTGTGTTAACTGAGACATCTTAATAGTAAGATTAAGCGGCTCATTAAAAGATGTTTTGGTGATAAGTACCAAACTCAACGCCAATAATATTAACGGAATGTATATACGGTATAAGCGCATAGTTATCTCCTTAAATGGTTAAAATCAAAGGGTGTGTGAACCCTCTGACCGATCCCTGATCAGGTGGACTTTTTGCTAGTCTTTTCTAGAGTAGAATTGGGAATTTGTGAAACGAATCCATTTAGCTGGGTTGCCTTTGCGACAACATCAGAATCCGTTGGATATGTCGGCATAGTTGGATGTTCTGGAGGAACAGCACCAGCGTGTCGAGCACTTTCTACTCGCACTTGCCAATCATTTGATATCTGCTCTTTCTTACCGTAGTATTCTTCAACGAGCATATCTTTCGCCATTTTTAATAGTTCGAGGCGAAGTTCGAACGGGTTTAGATTTGACATCTAGTTCTCCTGTGTTGTGTTTGTGTAGTGGATACTTTTAACGACGATATCCAAGTCGCTTCCCATCTAGTGGGATACTCTTTATTTAGGAGTTTCAGCCTTCTTCTTCGGAGTTGGCTTTGGTGACTTTGGAGCAGCAGGGCAATTACCCTTCTTATCCTTAGTCACACAATTAGTTTCCTGTTTGGCTGGGGTTTTGGCAGGTTCTGCTGCGAAAACAGATAAACCAAAAGACATAGCGATCAATACTAACAATTGTTTCATTTCTAATCCTTTATAAAATTAAAACTCACTTCTGGATAACCATCTTGAAGTTGTTTCCAAGCGGCTCTCCAGTTTTCTACTCTCTGCGCTTGGAAATACTCATTAGCGCCGTTGATCAGTGTATCAGTATAACTGACCACACTCTGATCAAACATGGAGTCACATCCAAATATATCTAGTTTCGTCGCACCCTTGTGGATAGCGATCGATGCTGCAAAATGACCAGCACTAGGGTATGGACCATCGATTAACCCAGCAAACCGATTATTATCATGAAGATATTTTCTAATCTTAACTTCATCAGTTCGCATCCATGCTTTAATAGAAAAGTGGGCTGGAACTTTGATTAAATCAAAATCGCCAGCCCACGCATCGACGACGTTAGTGTCCATTATAACTGTGGAATCAACCACAGTCCAAGGGATGTTACAACCGATAACATAATCATATTCCAGAGAGTCTCTAAAGGCACCTCTGCTTGGACCATTACAAAGGACAGCTATTTTCATTGGTCTAAAACAGCAACGATGTTCTCTTGTTTGATGATAACACGTTGAGCGTCACCAATCTTAACAGCTGCAGCTTTATTCCACTCAAGATAAATCACATCACCAACTTTAACATCTGTGACATCTGGACCAATGGCCAAAACAGTGCCAGACTTTGATTGATCGAATCCTGCGCCTAGCAAGACAATACCAGATTCAGTAGTGTTCTCACGTTTGTTCTCTGCAACAAGAACTCTATCTTTTAACGGTGTAACGTTCATAATTATCCTCTAAATGTAAAAATGGATGGTTATTCTGTTACGAGGAAACCATCCGAAACCCTAAGCAGTGATTAGGCTGCTAATGCGAAAACGTTGTCGTTTGCATTTACTTCTTTTGCTTGATTTACAGTCATCGCCTACTGTGCTGTCCACTCATTTACTTGTTGCCCTGTCGAAACCTAGTCACCCCCATCAAAAGTATATTACTTGTCGCCTACTTGTTTCGATTCGTCTAGAACTTATCGAACCCTTCGCTGACTGCCCTACAATTGTTGAGCAATATACTTTTGGTGGAGGTGGGGAGAATCGAACTCCCGTCCAGAACACGTTTCTCTTTGCTTCATACAGCAATATCACTAATTATACCTCACAATTTCTTACAAGGCAACTTTTAAAAATTATTGTACCCAAACTGGTTACTATGACATCTAGATAAAGATGTCATATGAGTCACAAAACTAATTGCATCTTTTAATTTAACCCATTGTATCGTATTAGTATCTATAAAATCATTTATACCAATTTCTAGTACCAGATAAATCAGATCCAATAACACTTTTTTACTCAACGCATATTGAGTAGTGAAGAAATGTGGTGCAGATGAATTACTTATAACTGCGCTACGATCAAATTGTTCCATTGAAGTATGCATTTTAGTCTGAACTCCATACTCCCACATAATCTTTAAAGATGAAATTTCTAATTCCATAGCTTTAAATCTTTGCGATAGAGACGGGTCTTGAGCTTCTGGATATTTCTTTAGTTCTTTATACAATCCTAAAATCATCCCAAAGTGTTGAGTTGCCCAACATTGGCGAGTGAACTCAAGCCATGTCAGATTCTTATTCTGCCTAGGATTCACTTCTAGTATTGAACAAGAAATACCATCAACTTTAATCGGGGTGTTTATAGTTAAAGTTCCAGGTGATGCTCCTGTCATTCCTGCTGCAGTAGGAGATAACGTACCATCAGTGATTGTATGAGATATTTTTGTTAAATCAACATAAACAACATATACATTTGGAATACTGTTATAATTGTAGTTAGTATATGCTGACATACCTAAAGGAACATGTGTTTCTGTAACTTCAAACACACACATATCTGCTGACTTCAAATTACTTATCCAACTTTTCGTGCCAGCAGTAATTGTATTATTGATGGAGTCATACCTCACTGTATCAATAGCACGATGTCCTGAATAACAACCAACTACCTCATGATAATCTAATTTTTCTAAATTATCTTTAATGATACTATCCTTACCACTTTGAATTGCTACACGAGCTTTATGATTGTGGTGTAAGCAATGTGCTAAAGATAGATCATACTCAGAGACTTTTAACAAATTATAAAAGAAGAGTTCATATTCTTCTCTTGTCGCTGTTTCAAAATTCAATTTAAAACAGGGTGATAATGGCGTTAGAGTGTTTCTAAAGTTTACATTATCATACAGATAAGGAAGGTTAATGTTCTCTAACTTTTTTATCATTATTTTTTCTGTTCTTGTAAAACTTTGTCGACGATTGGCATATATCTTCGCTCATCAACAAGAATCTTAGCAGTTAGTTCTTTGGAAGTCAATAACTTCTTATCGATAAAGAAAAAACTATCATGAAGTTTTTGCTGCACTTCTTGTGATTGCAATGCCTTTACAAATTCTTTGTTGTACCAATCAACAATGTCTTTTGAAGCACCGTTTGGTAAAGAAACCGCCCACCCTAAATTATATACCATAGTTGGATATACAGAACTTACAGTAGGAACAGAGGGAAATGCTTGGGAACGATGTTCGCTGGTAATAGCAATAATTTTAATTTTACCAGCGATATGCATTTGGCTTGATGTTGCCAATGGTACTACACCAAATCTAAGATTCTTAGACATAACATCCTGTACAACTTCTACTGGACCTTTATATTCTACACGAACTATACGATCTTGACTTTCTTCTAATTGCGCCACAGAGCGAAATAATTCATATGCGATACGCCCACCTGAACCTGGATCTCCCATAGTAGTCTTTTCTGTTTTAAGCACTTTAACTAGATCTTGCAGCGTGATAACAGGATCTGTTGCTGATGCAATAATAGACATCGGAGTAGAAGCATTACTCATAACGTAAATAAAATCGTTAGAGTTATACGACTTATTTGGATTAACCATTCTGTCTGTCCCAGTTAATCCTGGGATTGGAATTGGAGCAATAGTATAACCATCTGGTGTAGTTTTAGAAAATGCTTCATTACCAATAGTACCACCAGCACCAAGTCGGTAATTAGCAACAAAACTAACACCAGTATTCTTTTCAACCTGTGCTGATACAATTCTGAATGCATTATCAGCAGGTGATCCTGCTGGCATATTCATAATAACATTAATAGGTTTAGTTGGCTCCCATGCCCATACCAATGGTGTCATCAACAACACACTCATTAATCCAATAATAAATTTCATTTGGTTAAATTCCTTTAATTAAATACAATATCATTAACATACACATTTGAATAGTCATTCATAAGAAATAACCATTTATCTCCAAATGTAGACAAAACTGATAAAAAGTTGGTTTTCTTAGCAGCATAAAAATCATCACCAGTATACTCAGCAATCATCTCTCTAAGTTGCCATCTATCATCACTATAATCTCCTACTTTAGTAGTAAGATCTTTATTATACATCGACCATAGTTGAAAGTCATCTGTATTATAAAATGCATGTGTCTTGTTAGCAACTTGTGAACCAACACCAACAGAATTGTTGTATAAAGTAGTATACCAGTTAAAACAAAAACACACCCACCAACGGAGATCTTGTAACGTCTCTATTTTACGTGGAGACTTTTTAACAAACTCTTCTAAAAATTCTAAGTTAGAGTCATCCAACACTTTTTCATATGGAGAATCTGCGTATGAATAAACAGAATTAGAAACAGGGTTCCTAAACTTCATCCAAGAATCATATTTATTCGATGCCCCTTTGTTAGGTTCACCGATATCTTTATAGAAAATATCATTTCCAGGTGAGCCTGTGACTATAATCTCATCATCAGGAATGTTTTTATAATTATTTTCATATGATGTATTCGTGTGAATGTCATATTTAAAATTATTCTTAATATACTTATCAAACATATAACCAGATTCAATAATGGAAGAATACGTCCCATAAACTTTAATCTGAGAAGGGTCGTTTGCATAATGACGTAGCGTGAACAAGATAAATGTACTATCTAATCCACCACTCCAACTAACATTGATTGGTTTACCCAAGGCAAGTAATTCTTTTGCTCGTTTCTCAACAACCTCAGAGAATGATAAATTAAAGCTGTCTGTAATGGGGATAGGGTTTTTATTACTATCAACATTCATATAATGTGGGATAGTACCAGACCTATCATAAAAGAATTTTCCATCTATCGGAAAATTAGTTTTAAAATTCTTATAGTGTCGTTCATAGTTTTCTGCAAGATAGTGTTCTGGCATCTGACCATTTTGAATTAGTTTATCAACTATGTTTTGATTACATGTTATTATTTTTGTCATATTAAACAATCTTCCCATTTTCTATCATTTCAATTAGGTTGTGATATATTGACAAATCAATTTTCCAGCAGTCATCAATTCTGGAAAGAATTGGTACAGTAAATTTATTAATAAGATCGAAGTCTAATCCTTCTAATAGATGGATATCTTTTATC